CTGCCGTTCGATTATCGACAGAACTTTGTTCTTACTTTTAATCTTAGAAGTGCGATGCATTTTTTAGATCTTCGATCTAAGCTTGATGCACAATCAGAAATTATAGACTTATGCAATCTTCTTGTTCCTGTACTTCAGCAATGGGCACCTGAGGTTGTTAACTGGTATATAGAAAAACGACTTGGGAGAGCACGTCTGTCGCCATGAGCAATCAAATAACTCAAAAATCTATCTTCGATAAAGAGGAGAGTCGAAAAAACTCACAGAAAAAATCCGGCAAAACCTCACGACAGTTAAGACGTGAGGCTGCCAAGAAGAAAAAATGCGGACTAGAACCGGCTCGCGCGCCTGCATCCCTCACTCCCGATCCGCTGCGGGAGACTCTGTCGCACCCCTCGCTAAGGAATACCCTGTAATTGTACTTACACGCTGGACAGGACTGACATCATGAAAGGAAGTCTTTCATAGTTTGTGGCTTCTTTGCGATACCACGCTGGTCGCATGGTCCTTAAGCAGGAAGGTGACGTATGGCGAGTACGCATAAAAACCAAGACTCAGTCTGTCTCTTATCCGCTGTCATCCACTGAGCTTGAGCAGGCAGTTCTAGAAGCAGAACAAATTTACGCGGATGTGAAAGCAATTAATCGTGGTCAACCTCGATGCATGGACTGCATCCATTGGGAGATTATTGAGGCAAAATGCAGTGTCGGGTGTCCTGAAGGCAGAATGACTGGTGGGAGCTTTGCCAAGGATTGTGCCTATTTCTGGGGTAAAGACAATTGATGCCGACAATTACCAAAGTCTGCAAAAACGGCAAAGGCTTGTGGCGCGTGGATTATGCCGGAATGACAAGAGCTTTCGAGCTGTCACAGGAGTGGGACGCGCATCGCTTCTTTGATTACGTTACTGAGTGCTATGCCGCGCTTTCAAGATCCAAAGCATCTAAGTGAGCGATTTGCTCAACGGCTTGCTTGAGCAGTATGCCTTGATGCCAGTTTTGCTTGACTAGCGCTATGCAAAGTGATTGCAGATGATCAACGTCTGTTTCTTCCGCAACTCGGCGGCAAGTGCATTCAAGGTTCAGTTTCTGCTCCAGGCTCGGATCGATGATCATCCAATGCATTGGACTGCTCCAGAGACTTTAGGTAACGACGTTCAGAAGCGTATGGCTCCCTTGCACGCATGATGTCACCGACAACAGGAAACAGCCACTGATCAACCCGTACACAATATTTGAAGTTGTACGGGTCAGTGCAGCCAATAACGACTGTCGTCCAGAACGCTGTGAGATAGCTCCAGATCGCGTAGCAACTCATGCAACGTTTGGCATCACAGTTAGATGGCCGTTGTAGTGGCCTACTTTTGCATAGCTGTTTATAGGAACGTTGGACATTTGATGAAATACCATTTGTCCAATTTTTAACCCTGGATAAAGTGGTAGTGCATGATGCGATCTTTCGTTTTTAAGTTCTAACGTAAGTCGGCTATTGTTCCAACCTGGGTCACACCAACCTGCAAGAAGATGATTGTACCCACAGCGCGCACGCGATGACTTGAGTACAAACTGAGCGGAGATGTCGTCGGGGAGATTAAAGAGTTCACGTGTCTCAGCCAGGCAAAACTCGCTGGGTTCCAGCTTGTATGGCTCTTCTTCGGTGTAATGCGAGATGTCGACACGGATTAGCTCAGGGCTATAAATGCTTTCCACCATTAGGTGGTTGCCAAGAAGCAGATCCAAGCTGGCTGGATTCAGTAGCTTTTCGTCAAAAGGAACAACCATATGACTCTTTTCGCATCGAGCACGAATTTCCCAGTCACAGAGGACAGGCATTAGCAGCCATCAAACCAGCAGTTTAATCGTCGTCGACAAGGACAGCCCAACCAGTGTTACGACCTTCTGGCTGCCATCTAGCGTCAAATTCTGCTTGACGCACACGAACGTTGCGACCTAGGTGCGGATTTGAATGACCACCGTTTTGCATATCAGGCAAACCACGCGGATCTTGCATAATCCACTCAGGATCTGGGCTGTTCTTGCCTCGATAGCCAGAGATCACGGAATAGTGACCGCAACTGACTGAGTTGCATGTTGGGTCATTAATTGGTCCTTTGTCTAACCAGCCAACAATGACTGGTCGTCCCATCTCTATTTCCATCTCAATAATATCTCGATCCGCATTTTTGATAAATTTTGCATTTAGCCCAAGGCTTTCTAGCGCTTGAATCTGAGCATCAACAGATGTGGTGTCGCCGTATTTGATGCGAATAGTGTTGTACTCATCGTCCGTTTGAACTTTCTTGTAAAACGCTGCCACCATGGCAGCTGCTGAGCTGAAACACTCGCGATAACCAGTTCCTGTTGCATTGTCCAGTTGAGTGAAATAGCGCATATAGACCTCTTGGTCAATGCCGCTTGCTTTCCACGCATCAAACCATGCGTTGTCTTCTTCCGCCAGAAGGTCTTGAGGCATTCGCTCCTCAAGCTCCTTGATAGCAGCCAATTGGTGGGGAGTACCACGGAACCAATGAAAGAAAGGCAACAAGCTGAGCGGCATAGCCAGGCCAAACAAGACTTGTCTGATCATGGCGAAAACTGCCGCAACAAGCTATTTGTCAATGCGTTTTTCAGGGAACAAAAGATCCTTGAGATGCTTGACAGCCAAATCGTCTAGCTGATTGTCAGTGCGCTGTACGACCCGCTCCAGCATTGCAACGATCAGCTCTTTAAACGCCTTTGATCGCCACATCATCATGATGAATGGCTTCAGAACTAAAAGCATTGGATTGCTCTGAACTGCACCAATACGTTAGTTCCTATTGCTGTGGCCCTCAAGACGCGCCACTGATTGCTCCAGGTTGGACAAACGAGCAAAGATTTCTTGGTCTCTAGTCCTGATGTCAGCGTGAAGGATATCCATCCTTCTAGCTAGATTGTCCACAGCAGTCGTCAGTCGCACTAACGAGTCTCTCCCCTGCTGTGTTTGACGATTAGCACTTGTAAAACCAGCAGAAGCAACACCAACGCTCGCACCAGCTACAGCAGCCCAGATTTCAACCACCACTCGACCTCTAGCGTTTCACCATCATGGCAGATTCAACTGAGAAGCCAGAACAGGAGGAATCCAACTCACGCCTAGGTGACGTAATCAAGGTTGTGTTGCTTGGCTGGGCGATGGCAATTTTGACTGCAAACTACCTAGGGGTTTTTAAGCAGTCTCTGGACCCAACCTATCCAGCCAGTATCTTGAGCGGCACAGCAGCTTCCTTCGGACTGGCTGTTGGCAACAATAGGAAGAAGAAAGATGAGCCTACAATTAAAGAACAGACCTCTACGGCAAAACCAAAATGAAACGCCTAGCTCTGGTATTGGGCATCACACTGTTTGCCGCTCCAGTGCAGGCAGACATCACTCATAGAATCCAATCAAGCGTTTCACTGTCAGTAGATGGAGCGGGATCTGTTGCCACAAGAATCCCGTCTTCAATGGCGGTATCTGGCTCTAACGTCACTTTGGACACTGCTGCTAAGTTTGCAAGCTTTAGTTCCGGGACTGCTCTCGGTTACACTCCTGGCGCTTACAGCATTACCACTGCTGGTGATGCTTTTAGTTACAGCGAAAGCTATACAGAAGGAGATGATGTTCCGACAGTCCTCTCAACAACAGTTACCGCCGGAGTAGTTCCCGCACTTCCTACTTTTGGTAATACCACAACAACTACAGGCGGTGTTGCTGGCACGCTTGCTGGAACAATTGCAACTGATGGTGCTTTAACGATTACTGCTGGTGGAGCGGGTACAACTGCAATCGGTCAAGTCATCCAAGAACTAACGATCAAGTGATGCTTTGGTATTGGCTTGTCTTCTCGCTGATCCTTTTTGCCGCTCCAACAAAGGCAGTGCCTGTTGTTCCAAACTTTCAGCAGGGTGTCTTGTCTTCCACGACAACCACCAAGACTAAAGTCACTGAAGTCATAAACTCTTACGAATATCGCACCGGTTACGAGCTAAGCGTTAGCGGTACAAACATTGAGCCTGACGCCTCGATTGCTCCAATGAGTATCAGCACAACAACTAACGTAGTAAACGGTATTTCTAGTGTCTGGCGCGGACTAGATCCAGCATCAAAACCAGAATGGCGCATCGTAAATCAAGGTGCATCCTTTCAGTTTGTAGAAACGCTCCAAGGGCCAGGGCTTGTAAACCATACGTTGATTACCCGTGAAACAGACATCGAATCTCTCACGGAAACAACAAGTACGTTTACGCAATGAAGCGAGTCCTAGCAACGCTTTTGGCGCTTTCCGCTCCAGTGCAAGCGCAGGTAAGTAGTACAGCAGCACCAGTCGCGAATAGTAGTGGCTCAGTGACTAATCAAGCCGTGCAGGTGGTGCCTTCTAGGCAATTTACAAATACTTATGGAGGTGGCATCAGTTGTCAAGGTGCCACACTAAATATCAATCCATTCATAAGCACAACAACAGGCTGGTCTGATCCTTACGAGGCTCATTATGCAGACCCGGTTTATGACACTCTCGATATTGTTGGTGCGTTTGATTCGGAAGGTAATGCCATCCCAGATGGCAGGCCCGATAATCCGGGCACTATCCTTTTCTATAAACCAGTTAGGACGGGTCAGAAAACAAACTTTTCGATTAATGGCGGCATTACGGCAACGATCTCAGTACCGCTTGACCGCTCACACGTCAGAACATGTAGAGCAGCAGCAGAAAAACAAGTTGCACTATTAGATGCAACGTTGGCTGACAAAAGGCTGAACTACGAAATCGCAAGATTAAAAAATTGCGCCAACCTTATGAAAGAAGGAGTCATGTTTCATCCTGACTCGCCTTACGCTTCTATCTGCGCTGATGTCGTCTTAGTCAATCCACCTGGAGTCTTACCGCCCCACACACATTCGATTCCTACTTCCTCAAAGCGCGTTGACCCTTCCGACGCTGAAAAGCAGACTCAATAACCACTTTCTTGCCTAGCTTTTCCTTGATCTTCTTAATTGTCTTTTTCACGATTGGTTTGACTGCCTTGAGCAGAAAGTCGCCTAAAGGTTTTGCAACGATGGCACTGGTTGTTGCTACTGCAGCAATAGCAGCAGTTGTCATGACAACAGGCGCTCCAGGTAAATAGTTA